AACAGTTTCTAATATTGAAATGACAAACTCAGGAAACCTAAAAGTCTTTATAAATACAGAGCAGACGATACCTGAAGCGCCTCTTATTGCAACAATAAGCGCTGGAAATAATGATATAACTTTATCAGCAGACTTATAAGGAGGACAATATATGAACGACACATATAAAGTATATATTAAAGTAGATGAAAACAACCGAATTATAGCTATCAACTCAAGCGCATTTATACCAAAAGCGGAGCTTGCTAACTGGGTTGAAATAGACGAAGGTAAGGGGGATAAATACCACCATGCGCAAGGTAATTACTTTACCGACAAGCCGCTATATGAGGAACATGGTATACCCAACTATAAGCTAGTTGACGGGCAAGCGGTACAGCGAACAGCAGATGAAATACAAGCGGATATTGACGCTATACCTCCGCCGCCATATATGCCAACAAACGCTGAAATAATGGAGCTATTGCAAACGCTTGCGGGAGGGACTGAATGATGGATTTTAACAAATTAAAGCAAGAACTAGCCGCAATAAGACGCGCGGCGGAGATATTTGCCGGCGAATATGCTAAAACGGCGGACGCAAAAGATGAAGACTTGCTAAAAGTAGCTACACTATACCCCGCCTTCAATGATTTTTTAAAATCGGGCAAAAAAATTATTGCTACGGAAACGCCAATCATAAGGGACAAGGGCGTTTTATACAAAGTAGCGGTTGACACTATACCGGATGCCAACATGCCGCCTGATAAGATAGCCACTAATTTTGTACGAATTAACGACCCTGAGCAGGGAGAGTATATACCTTGGGAGCGCGGCTCTTGGGCTAAGGGCGCAAAGGTAACGCACATTAAGCGCTACTGGGTAAGTGATATAGACAGCAATACCCGCGAGCCGGGAACGCCTGATTGCTTGTGGACTGAGGTATTCCCCAATGACGAAGTAGAACCGCCGCCGGAGCAAGAACCGCTAGACCCAAACGATAAGAACAGCAACGGCACTATAAGATGGGATGAGTGGAAGAGGCCGGAAGTAATGACTGATTATTACAACACAGGCGATGGCATAACGCATGAAGGCGTGCGGAAAGTATCTGTAAAGGATTTTAACGCAGACCCGCCCGATGTGGCTGCTTCGTGGGATGTAGTGAAAATAAAGTATTAAACAAGCAACGCGCAATAGGCGCTTTTTTTTATATGGAAGCGCTGATAAGAGCGGCTTATGAAATGAAAGGAGGAGGGTCCGATGTCTAAATCTAATGCGCAGCTTTTAATTGAGCTTGCGCGGGAGGAGGTGGGGGGCGCCTATGTATTTGCGGCGCTGGGTGAGAAATGTACGCCTAGCAACCGTGAGAAATACGCAAACCGCAAACCCGCACACGCGGCGGCGATTAGAGGTAAATGCCAAGTGTTAAACGGCGGCAAAGGCAGCTGCGCAGGGTGCAGGTACAGCGGCAAAAGGATATTCGATTGCAGAGGACTTACTAGCTACTTACTTAAACAGGCGACAGGGCGCTATCTTAAAGGCAGCGGCGCTACAAGCCAGTGGAATGATAATTCTAACTGGGCAGAGAAGGGGCCTTTAAGTACTCTGCATAATAAACCTTGCGTGCTTTTTAATAAGAGCAAAACAAAGGCAAACACTATGGCGCATACAGGGGTATATCTAGGTAATGACATTGTAGTGCAAGCGGGAGGGTATGGAGGCGTAGGCGTACATATAGGACCGCTGCGCCGTAACTATTGGACTGACTGGGCTATACCGGTGCTGCTGTATGGTGCAGACGATAAAACAGGAGGTGAGAACATGATACTTGCTAGAGGCTCTAGGGGCGATAAAGTGCGCGAACTGCAAAGAGCGCTGACTAATCTTAACTACACATTTAAGCCTACTAGCACAACCAAAGACGGAATAGACGGTATTTACGGCAAGGATACAGAAAACAATGTTAAACTATTTCAAAAAAACAACGGGCTAACCGTTAATGGCGTATGGACAGAAGCTGAGCAAAATAAGCTTGAGGCGCTATTAAAAGGCGCTTCTGAAACGGCGGAAACGCCTATAGAAGCCCCTATACAGGAGGGCAATAGCGAGAATGTTGTTATCACCTTGCCTGCGGAGTGCGCAAAGGCATTATATGATGCCCTGAAAGGGGTGATGTGATGTGGAGTGGATAGCGCCGGTTAAAGACTTCTGGTGGCTGTTCGGGGTGCTGCTGGCGATACTTGCCGCTTTGTGGCGGCTGGCGATTCAAACAAATAAGAGCAAGGAGGCCCTATCGCAGGTGGCCACGAACAAAGAATCCATTGACGCGCTCAAGGGCGAGATCAGCACCATCAAGGATGATATATCCGATATTAAAGACGGTGTTGACCGTCAGGGGCATGATATGGCGGCTGTGCTCGGCGCGTTGCAAGCCGTGATGATTGCGCTGAACGAGGAAGGGTGCAACATTTCAGGCGCGAGGGACAAATTCAACGATTATCTATCAAAACGATAAGGAGAGAAAAATGGAACAGAACAGATTCAAATCACCCGTGGTATGGGCCGCAGTTGTCGCTCAAATCCTGACCGTGCTGATCGTGCTGGATGTGATCACCGTCGCCCAGCAGGAGACGATCAATCAGGTGGTGGCCGCTGTGCTGCAGTTGTTGATTGCGTTTGGCGTGATTAACAATCCTACCACCCAGGATAAGTTTTAATACCTTAACAAACCCGATCCCGAAAGGCGATTGCCCATCGCTTTCCGCCAATTCTGACGGGCAACCACCAACGCTGGAAAGATAGAATAACGGACATAAATAAGAGGACCACCTATTACGGGTGGTCCTCTTTTTTATATCAAGCCGTGTTCCGCGAGTATTCGCTGCACATCCTCCACCGATGTGACCACCCCGGTGACCGCTCCGGCAGCAGCCCATTGCTGCAGCCGCCATCGCTGTATTTGTCGCGGCCTTTCCTTGGTATCTCTCTTGGCCTCAAACGCCACCATGCGGCCTGATATACTCCCTAACACATCGGGCGTTCCGCGCTCAAAGAAGACACTCCCGTGAGTATTGATGGCCTTGGACCGGGGGAGGGCGTTGAGGTACCGGAGGACAGGCACCACAACACCCTCATATTCCAGTTTACTCATTAAGCCGCTGCTGGGCCTCTTTCCGGGCCGGGATATCCTGCAGGTCCGGGTGCTTTTCCTCCGTCCACATGGCCATCAGCAGGTTGGTGACAGCAGCCGCAAGGTGGTCCTCATCCGTGCGGCCATCCATGTATTTGAACAGGTGGCGAATGGCGCTGTCCAGCATATAGTGCATGGGCATGCCCTCCTCCCAATTCCGCTCCGGGTAGCCGGACCGGGTGAGCGCGTCTTCCATGTGGTGCGACACGCGCAACAAAGCGGCCATAGGCAGCAGGTCACACCTGCCTTTATCACCGTTCACATTGCGAACCGCGCCAGTTTCAAAGATGGTCTTGCCTCTACAATTCTTAAGGTCACTCACTCTTAACTCCTCCATTTTATACTCCAGTTGAGCCGAAGCCGCTATCATTCCGCTCATTATGGCTTTCCGGGATGTCCTCCACCTGTGACCAGCGGATGTCCTCAATCAAGTGGAAGATGACCTGTGCCAATCGCATGCCGGGCGTGACATGGAAAGGCTGGTTGGTCATGTTATGAACGCTAATAAACAGTTCACCTGTATACCCGTTGTCTATGATACCCTCATTAACCATCAGGCCGTGCTTGCGCAGCGTGGATGACCTGCCGATGATACGGGCAAAAATGAACGGGGGCATTTTAATGCGGATGTTGGTGTGCACATCCATGGTGGTGTGCGGCGGTATCATGGCCTCATTGCTGACATAAAGGTCATGCCCGGCATCACCAGCGTACTTGCGAAACGGCATTTTACCGTTCTCACCTAGCATAATCTCCACATATTTGACCCTTGCCATCAGAACACCTCCTGCGTGTTAACTACCGTATCCGGCCCGGTGCCAACAAAGGCAAGGCTGCATTCGTTATTCCGGGTGTAGTCCATGATACCGGATTGCTGGAGGAACAGGCCAAGGGGCGCGGATTGGACCACGCGCTGCATGCTGTCCACGGCGTATAGGTCCGGATCCACATAGTCCGCAAATGTCAGGGCCAGTTTAGTGGGCTTGTTGAGCATGCAAGCGGTGTTGAACAGGGTGCGGTCCCACTCCGCGATGCGGCGGACCTTTTTAGTCACCGTGGTCCGCTCCGATACCTTTTTACCGATGCGCTCTGACAGTTCCTCCCACGAGATTTCGTTGCGCATAGGCCCGGAGTTTCCGGCCACACGGATGGGGTAGGTCCGGGCCACCAAGATAACCTCATCCAGCAGGGCCGGGGCGATACCCACATCCGCCAGCATTTGAGCAGCGTTGGTGTCCGTGCTGGTGCAGTACGGCCAATGGGAGTGCAGCAGCGACAGGGCCGAGCCTTGGGTGCCTTCAATGAGGATTTTAGCACCAGCGCCATGGAGGGTGTGCAGCAGGTGCGGCGTGTCATCCACCATGCAGTCCTTGAGGCCGTATTCCTCAACCACATCGCGGAAGAGTTGGAAAGTGTCCGGGTTGCGCTCCAGCCGGGCCATCCGGGCCGGGCCTACACCCTCACCCGTGCTGCCAATACGCTTGTGCATTTCGCCATCCACGCCACCCTCCTGCTGGTGGAAACGCTTGGACAGGACACCAGCGGTGCTGTCAATCCGGAGCCGCTGCCGGAAGTCCGGGTAGTAACCTTCAATGGTGGTCAACTCCGCCGTCAACTGGTCCATATCAATCAAGGCACCGCGACCGATGATGATTAGGGCCTCCGGGTTGGTCCAGCCACAGGGGATGGAGCGCTGCACATGCTTTTCACCGTTCCAGTAAAATGTGTGGCCAGCGTTAGGGGAGCCTACGCGGACATGCACATTGTACTTGTCAGCGATGTGGTGCGCTATAGCACCTTTACCCTCCGAGCCGTATTGAGCACCGACCACCACGGCCACCGAGCCTTTAATCTTGAATGTTGTTCCCATGTTTGTTCCTCCTGCTTATTACATAGTTTATCTTGCTGATATCATAGGCGTTGCGGAACCCGTCCACCGACTTGTCATCTATGTATAGGTCCGCAAACACTTTCCGGGGGTTGGTGCCGTACTGGGCCACATTTTCCGGGATATTGTCATTCACGGTGTCAAAGTACAGGCCGAGGTCCGCACACCAGCGGACAGCCTCCCGGAGCCGTTCATCCACGCGGCAGGTCCACAGAATGAGTTTATGACCCTCCCGGCGTATCATCTTTAGCCAGCCGATTATCAATTCATTAGGTGCACCGATTTCCGGGAAACGGTCAGCGCAAAGCGTACCGTCAAAGTCCACCGCGATTATCAAGGGGTTGGTGAGGTCCGTATTTACCGTGTACATATCGTCATGTTCGCAGCACCAGCATACCAACGAGCCTTTCTTGTCAATAACCGCTCCGCACACAACGCATGTGTCTGTCATGTTGTCACCTCCTGATGATTTTTCCTTGGGCTTCCTTGGTACCTCCCTTGCGCTTGGGGGATGGGGTGGCTATGTTAGCCCCACCTCCATGGCCGAGGCCAAGGACGATACCTCCCGTGGCCTCACGCGGGTATCCAGTCCTCCAACTTTCCCCATGACTTGCCTGTGCTGACATCCACGGTCATGGGTGGGTCAAAGGTGAAGTCCTCCATAATAGCCTTGATGGTCCGGCATGCGAGGTCCACCACGCTGTCCGGCACCTCAACTATCACTTGGTCATGGACCTGCAGCAGCATGAAGCCGCCGAGGTCACGGATTGCCGGGAACAGCCGGGAAATGGCCACGCGCATCATTTCGGCCACGCCACCTTGGATTAGGTTGGACATGGCCTTGTGGCTGTAGGCATGCTGCACATTGAAGTGCCGTTTCCTCCCGGTCCACATGTTGATTACGCCATCGGCCTCCGCTCTCTGCTCACAGGCTTTGATGAGTTTCCGGAATTGGGGGTACATGCCGTGGTATTTGTTGAGATACCCTTGGGCCACCTTTTTCTCTACCCGGAGTTGCTTGTGCAGCGCCTCCGCGCCGATACCATAAATGACACCAAAATTGATACGCTTGGCAGCATCACGGGGAATATGCAGCGCCTCTGCTGTGGAGGAGTGCAGGTCCGCGCCTTGGCGGATGAGGTCACCCATGGTCTGCTCATTGGCGTAAAAACAGGCCATCCGCATTTCCGCTTGGGAATAGTCAGCCGAAATCAGGGTATAACCGGGCCGGGCGATGAACACATCCTTGACTTTGAACACGGCAGTTTGCCGGGCCACGGCTTGTAGGTTGGGGTTGCTGCAGGACAGCCTCCCGGAAATGGTGCCGATTAAGTTGAGGTTACAATGCAGCGTGTTGTTGAGGTCCATCAGGTTGAGATATGGCGTGTAGTACCTGCTGTCCACGGAGGACCAACTACGGGCCTCCACTACCAGCCGGGCAAAGTCTGCGCTTTCATGGCCGGAGGCCATCAGGTTCTCAAGTTCCTCCGCTGCCGAGGATTGAATACCAAGGAACGCGCATACCTGCTTGGAGGAGTTGGGGTTGAGTGCGTATCCGGCAGCAGCGTGGAGCCGGGCAAACGCGTCATCCTTGTGGGCCACGGCCTCCTCCCGGTACTGGTTTATCAACGCTTCGTCCACCATCAGACCGCGATGCTCCATCAGCGTTGTGATGTAGGAGTAATAGTTGACCTGCTGCCATATGTCAAATAGTCCATAGTGCTGGAGGGCCGGGCGTATGAGGTCCAGCAGCCCACGGGTTAAGCGCACATCGTCACAGGCGTATGGCTCCACATCAGCCGGATCCAGTTCACCCATGCGGTCCTTGCGGCCTTTCACCTTTTCCAGCAGGATTTCCTCCTGCCGGGAGCCATCGCCTATGCCGTATCTGTTGCAGATGTCCTTGAGCCGGAAGTTTGGCTCATTTTCGTTGAGTAGGTGGACACCGAGCATGGCATCCTCATAGTTGGGGGCATATCCAACGCCATCACCCTTGAGCATATGCTGGTCAAACTTGTAGTTGAAACCACCATAGGTCCGGTGGGGGTCCGACAGATATCTGCGGAAGAAATCCATCGCTGCCTCCGGCAGGTTGGTGCCTTGTTGATGACGGAAGGGAAAGTAGTACGCCTCCCTCCCGTCATCAACCGATATGCCGATTATCCGGTGGGGGTCCGCCTTGCTGGTGCCGTAGGAGTTCAAGCCATTGGTTTCCGTATCCACCACAGGGGAGGTACAGGCCAGCAAAGAGGGTATCACCCTATCCAGTTTGTCAGCAGTATCTATCAGCATTGGGTTATTTCCGGGTTGCAGCGAGGTCCGACAGCGAAATCACCTTGCTGATGCTGGACCGCTCATTCCCGTTGTATTCCTGCATCTCAATCACCGCTCCGCATTCGCGATTGACCACATCGGACCGCTTAAACTTGACCACCTGCCCGGTTTGTCCGATACCGAGGGCTTGTACCACTTCGCCAACTTTCCACATGGCCGCTGGGGTCAGGGCGGTCCACAGTTTGAAGTCTTTCCCGGCTTGGTCACCCTCCACGATGGTGAAGGTCCAGATGAACATAGGATTGCCGGATTGAGAAACGCTCTGCTCCACCTCCACGCAGCGGACCTTGTAGGTACCATCCGGCACATTGTAGCCGCTACTGGTGTTGGTCAGGTCCACCTCAAAAAAGTCTGCGCTGCTTGCTGCAGCGTTTCCGGGCATAACAGCAGCCGGGACTGCAACCTTGGGGGATGCGGTCTGCTCCTGACCGGGAAGAAACGGGTTTGTCTTAGCCATGATTAGATATCCTCCTGTGAATAGATTTTTATAATTTCCGCCATGTTGGGGTCCCGGATAGTCATGCCAATGCGCTTGGCGAAGTCTGCTCCACGGGTTTTAGCAGCATAGTTGTTGTAGGGCTGGGTCAGCAGGTAGCGGTGGGTTTCTGTGGTAAACTCACCATCCTCCGCCTCCACCTGTTCATCCACGGGGTATAGGTACCACACGAAATCCATGTAGCCCATGACAGCCGTGCACAGTTTATCTGTCAGGCTGGGGCGCGAGGACTCCAAGGTGTTGGTACCCTTGCGGATTTTGTCGCGTTTGTGTGCTATGTAGATAACATGCATGGGCAGGTCACGGAAACCACGTAGCACACGGGCCAGTTGGGTGTTGCTCTTGCCATAGTCATCAAGGTAGATGTCATCTATGGTGCCGCCTTTTTTCATACGGTCCTTGAGTTGGGAGGCCACGATGCCTTCAAGGGACAGGCTCTGCAACTCCGTGATGTTGTCAATCACGATTGTCTTAGCATCCTTATACATCGGGTCACCGTTAATAAGTTTGTGCAACTCACGCTCAAGATCATCCACGGAATGGATATCTACCGCATGGATGTCACCGCGATTGGCAAGGGTCATCATACCACCGTCAATGTTCATAACCCACACATCCGCCATATAGGGGCTGTCCTGGGCCGTGCCAGCGAGATGGGTTTTGCCGCTGCCGGGGTCACCATATATGAGGATGTTCATATTGGTGGTGAAATTACTCCTTTGGATTAGATAGTCTGCCATAATCATACCTCCTTATTACTATTATACCACAGGGTCAGCATCAGTGTCAATTATATTTTTGACATCATGCCTGTACTCCGGCTTGGGCATGTACGCTGCCTCCTTTATGAAGTCCACGTCATAGCCGCGCATTTCCGCGAGGCATATTGGGTTGTAGTGGCATATCTTGCAGTTCCACGGGAACATAGCATAGGTGATTTTCTTGCGCTTGGAGGCTATCTGCCGGACCACGGGCACGATTATCTGCTGCCAAGTTTGCTGGAGGGTCAGGTCATTCCGGTACTCCTTGGTCTGCCTATCCCACACGATATCGGCCAGTTTGTCCTGCATTTCCTCCCGGTACTCCTCCGGGTCCAGCCCGGCGGCTTCCAAGTGCGATTTGTAGTCCTCCCATGTGGTCCGGATTTTAGCCCGTGACATGGTGCCATTTTTGTTCATGCTGGGGATTGCCGGGGGTTGGTTCAGGTGCTGCCAAGTGAGGCTACCCGTCACGCGCACACCCATCTTGGACAGCGCATAATTATACACCGCGTTCTGCAGGTTGAACGGCTCCTCCGCATCCGATGACATTTGGGACCGAAACTTCCAATCCACAGCCCATATGTGGCCCGTGTCCACCTCCTGCAGCACCGCGTCTATATACCCGTGCATGCCTTTGGAGCCGGGGCAGGGAACAATGAAGTGAAACTCCACCATAGGGGTGAGCAGGTCCAAACCGACCACATAAAAGCGGCTGGGGTCCACACGCTGCAGCGCGTTGTAGAAGATGTGCAGCGCTGCTGATTTGTTGGCCTCCTGCTCCGGGATTTCCTCCGGTAGGAAGTCATTAGCCTCCATGTAGGCCCGGAAGTCCGCGAGTATGGCCTCCGCTCCAGCCTTATAAATGCCGGGAATATCATCCGCTTCCACGGTCTGCTGCCGGAAACGCTCATTCCAAGCCGCTGCCATTCCAGCATGGCACAATTTGCCAACGGTCAAATATGGGCGCTCCACGCGAGGAGTGATTTTCTCAAGGTAGTTGAATGCCCATGACTTGGGGCATTTCATCATCTGCTGGACCTGCGAAATGGACACGAGGCCGGGTTGGTTATGGTGAGGTTGAAACTGGTACTTGAGCGCTTTCTTGCTGTTTACCAAGTATTCCATGGTGTGCCTCCTATTTTAGTATAACTAATTTTTCGTTGGTTCCGTCCGTTCCTTTAGAGTTGTGGTGTCTAACTACTGTATCGCCCCATTGATAGATGGGTCGGAAATCATCTGGGCAGTCAAAGCATGAGGTAAGGACGAAGCACCGCTTGGACAATTCGCGGACCCACTGCCAGAATGCGGAGTAGTCAAACCCTTGAAAATTGTGGGCTTTAGTCCTGCCCTCGTATGGAGGGTCACAATACACTACTGAATCATCCGGAATCGATAGTTGTTGGTAGTCATAACTGTAGAGCATAAGGTTGGCTGAACGCAGTATATCTACCTTACGCCCGATGCTTCTTTGATCTGCCTTATACCAATCCTGTTCATTACCCTTCACCTTTCGGGCCACACCGCCGAACCATTTACCACCGAATGACACTGCTGCACCATACCATGCAGTAAGAGGGTCATCCATGTTTTGTTCTCGTTTATACTTTTGGTAATTATCTTCTATTATCTGTTGATCTGTTGGTAACCAATCTACACCTTCTTTGATACACTTATCCCATAACATCATCAAAGGCTTGTTGATATCGTTCAATATAGATACTTTAGGGTTCAGGTCCCTTATTACCCGTGTTGCACTCCACATACCACCGCAGAATGGTTCTACATACACGGTTTCCGGATTAATTACCGGTCTTAAACATTCTACAATCGCCTTACTTTGGCGAAACTTACCACCCATATATCTCAAGTTGTTTTAACCTCCTTTAGAAATTGTTTGGGTTGATTTGATAGGCTCCGTTGGGCATTTTACTGATGCTGCCAGCCACCTCCAGTTGCTTTATTTGCCGGGATATAGTGCTCTTGTTCTTTCCGGTCATGGACACCAACTCCGCTTGGGTCAGGTTCCCGGTCTTTAGGATATCATAGATGTCCGATTGGGCCGGGGTTGCAGCGCTGGGGGTTTCGGCACCGGGAACCGGGCCAACCGCCACCGCATATTGCATGGGGTACCGGGTGGAAATGTCAAAGGTCAGCATAACCGAGGGTAGGTTCCCCATCACCTTGGAGTGCCTCCGGGCGATGATTTGGTTCTGCTGCAACTTGGGTGAGCGGCGTATCTGCCATCCGGCCTCCAAGAACGCGTTGAGGAATTGGCTTCCCCATGCATCCTCACGGGCGGTGCTGTCCGGGTCCGTGTTCTTTTTAGAATGGTGGGCGATGATGAACGAGCAGCCGTACTTGTCGCGCCAAGATTTTAACACCATCATCTGCTCCGCTGATTGGGCCATGTAGTTGTCCACGCTGGTGGCGGAGTACAAGGGGTCTATCATAACCACACGGGGCCGGATTTGGGCGATGCACTTTTCCAGTTCCTCCAGCACCTTGGGGTTGTCAAACCGCAGCAGCCGTGACGGGTGTATGTAGATTGGCAGGTCCGGGTTGAGCGGCACCGTGTATTCACCGCTGTCCAGTTTCAGTTGGTTTCCCATCCGGGCGTTGGCAATTAAGGCCAAGCGCTCCGTAAGGCCAAGGTGGCTATCCTCCTGCTGAATGATTACGCATGGTCCGCGCTGGTTCACACGGGCGCTTCCAAGGAACGGTAGGCCGGAGGAAATGGACACCGCGAGGTCCAGCAGTATCCATGTTTTATAGGACTCCGGTGGTGATACCAAGAAGGTGATTGACTTTTCCGGGAGCCAATCCTCCACGGCCCACATCACGCCATCGCCACCATAACCTTTGATGTAGTCTGACATCCGTATCAGGTCAAATGTGTTCTCTTTGGGCTTTTCAGCAGCGGCCCGGTCATCCTCAAACTCCACCCTGACGGGGCCAAGTATATCCTGCGCGTGGTTGCGCTGGATGGATTTAATCGTGGTCCGGATTTCGCTGGTTGGCAGCGGTGGGTCATTGCGCTCATTCCACTCCATGAGCAGCGCCTCCACGATATCCGAGGACACACCTTTTTTGAAGAAATACCCGGCCAGCCGGGCGGCGGCATCGTTGCGGCCTCCCTCACTAACACCGCGCAGCAACTCCGATATCCATGTTTCCGCGCTGGGGTTGCTGGGCTGGGCTTCGGCTTCAAGGATGGAGGCCGGGAATACGCTTGGCATACCCTTGCTCACCCATTCATACCTACCACCGCTGGGGTGCTTAGTGGGCGGCAGCACGATGAAGCCGCCATCGGCCCGGAGGTCAATTCCGTCAAATAGCCGGACCCTGTTGGATATCCGGCCTCTGTTGGAGGGGTATTGGTAGAATAAATGGTAGCCTCCGGACCCGGTGCGGCTGACCATGTTGGTAGGGTATTTGCGCAAGATGTCCTCAATCGGCTCCGGGCATGTGCTTTCCACATCGAGGACCAGTATGCCGGATATCTTGCCTGTGACTACGCCTATACCTGCTCCGGACAGGTGGGTAAACCATTCCGATACCACCTGTGTGCTGGCCCGTTCCTTGGTGTATTGCAGCCAATTCTGCATATACGGGCGCTTTTCATCGGGTTTGACGGGCAGGATGCTCCAACCATGACTACCATACTCCTTAATCAGGTCCAGCATGGTTAGATTTCCTCCTCTTCAACCTCCGTATCCAGTACGAATAACTCATAGGTTTCAACCTTGAATAGAGCAGCGTACTTTTTAATCGCATCCGGGGACATGGAACGCGTTCTGTTCTCATGGCGGCTGATTGCCGGAACGCTTAAGCCCGTGATGGTGGAAACCTCATCTTGGGTCAGCCGGGAGCGATTGCGCAACTCCTCCAGCCTGTTTGCCGGGGCCAGCGCTTTGGATTTAACCTCTTTAGTGCTCATGGTAACACCTCCTTTCCTATCCATTGTACCACTCCCGTGCCGGGGTGTCAATCCTATTTTTTCCATACCATCACCGGAGGAAGCCATAGTTCCTCTCACCTTTCATGAAGTCTTCAAATAGTGACCGTTTCCTGTTCATGCTGTGCAGCATATCCACATCTATGGTGTCCTTGGCTACTAGATGTGTAAACACCACCGGCTTAGTTTGTCCGGGCCTGTACAGTCTTGCCATGCTCTGCTCATATAAAGCCACAGATGTTGGAAGGCTGTAGTACACACAATTATTGGCCTTGGTGAGGTCTATTCCTTCAGCACCGGCCTGGATTTGTACCACCAACACCCCACCAAGTTTATCCCATTCCTTTAGCTGATTAATTTTTCCTGACACTTCGAAGGCCCTTTTCTTGGCCTTGTTTGCCGCCCTTATGCTGGCATCTATGTCGTGCCTAAACACAACGAAGACCACAAGACGGGCCGAGGAGGACATATCCAGCATTAATTCATATATGGCCTCCTCCTTGGCAGAATTGAGTTCCACCGGGGCTGGGGCCTCCAGCAGCCCGTCTTGGGCCATGGCAAACCCGGATGTGATTTGCTGCAACCGAAGCAGTTTGTGCAGCACATTTTTGAGTACAATAGTGCCGGAGGCTTGGCCGTTGTCTACCTCCGCTATAAACTCCTTGGCCAGTTGCTTGGACAGTTTCATGTCCGCTGCCGGGAGGTCCACCTCCACCACGCGGTGGGGCAGTTTGTCCGGCAGTTTGAGCCTATCCTTGATATCGTCCATCTTGCATGAATAGGCCAAGGTCCGAAACTTGCGCATCAGTTTGTCTTGGTTCTTAAACCCTACCACAAAATTGCGCTCCGGGCCTCCAAGGATGGCGTACTCCTCCCGGAACATGTCATACCGGGTGCCGAATATAGTGTTGTCAAGGAAACGGTACTGACCGTACACATCCAGCGGTGAGTTGGCCATAGGGGTACCGGACAGGCACAGTTTGTACCGGGTCCTGCGGCCCATCATCGCCAAGTATTTGCTTATCTTGCTGTTTGGGGCCTTGGCCCGGTGGCTTTCATCAAGGATTATCAGGTCCGGGTTTATCCGGTCCACGGCATGCCGCATTTCGTTTCGCCAGACTATATCATAGTTCATCACGAATACCCATATTTCGTGTGCGTGGACAGGCTGGTCCTCCAGCATTTGCCGGATTTCGTCCGCCTTTTTAGCCACGGTCCTGCTGCCTTGGGCGGTCCATACTCTGAAGTCTACCGGATAGGGTCCGTGCTTGTCAATCTCACGGGGCCATACGGGCATTACGGATTTGGGGCAAAGGACCAGCACATGCCGGGGTGCCACCTCCAGCATATACTCCAAGGCCACACGGGTTTTACCTGTTCCCATGTCCATATCCAGCATGGTGGCCGGGCGCTGCAGCGCAAAGGTCAGGGCCTCCTGCTGGTTGGGCCATAACTGGTCAAACCTGCTCATGTTTGGATGCCTCCCATGGTCAGCCAACTTTCAATGGACGTACGGGTGGCCAAGGCCAGCGCATAAACATGCTCCAGCCGTGGGAGGTTGATACCGTCTACCCAATTCCGGATGGCAAGGGCGCTCACATCTATCATCATGCTCAACTCCTCAAATGAAACATAGTTGGTGTGCATGAAATAAATCAGGTTATCGCTTAGGTTGCGTTTCAGTTGCTCCGGGTCTACCAGTTTGTCATATGTGTGCTGCATTCTGTCCTCCTATTCAATCTTTCCGGTCTTGACTTTTTTGTTGCCTATCCGCTTATTGGCCACACCATAGTTGGTCGGGCTTGCGGACGCGGCTATCCTGCGCAGCCGGGCCTGTTCGTCCATGTAAATGCGGTACTCCTTATACTTCGGGCATTGGCCGTGACATCCGGCCTTACGGTCATGGCATCCATGGCACGGGGCTTTGGGGGTAAAGTTCATCAATATCCTCCGCTCTTAGGTCCATCGGCAGCGGCGCTGGGTCCATCATCCGCTGCTGCAGGTCCTTGTAGTGATATATTAATTGTACCACACCCTCCGGGGTCAGACCAGTTAATTTATACCTTTCCAACTCCTCGCTGCAGGTCCACCTCCCGATTTCCGTTTTGCGGGTAATTCCCGCCGATTTCCACTTTGACGGGCACGACCACATGGGGCGTTCCGGTACGGTCAAACACGATGTAGTCCCTTGTGTCGGTCATTCTGTGTTCCCCCTTTTCTTCGCTTCCCTGCCGGATGCTGTCAAACCCCGGCGGGTTATCGATGCGGCGTAGCGGGCAGTCCGGGTAGATGCGGTTCGGGTTTAGGTAGTCAGTCATCGTCCACCTCCGGCAACTTCTCCCCACAAAACGGGCAGTAGTGAATCACGGCAACATGGTCAAGGTGTATACAGCCTATTGCCTCGTCATCCTCCCTTGGTTTGAATAACCTCCATGCTATCGTGTCGCCAGTGTACTTGAACAAATTAAACCGCATGGATTGCCTAATCGGTATGTGCGCCGCCAATGAACCCTTGCACCGATGAGTTTTCATCCCTCCACCTCCACAAAATCGCCAACACAATTACGGCGATATGTCCTGATTTTGCTCTTGTCCGTTATCTGCATCTGCACCTGCCGGTTCCACCACACGGCGAACAAATGCTGTGCGTCTTTATACTGTTCGTCATACTCTGCGCCATTACGCTCTTTCCACGTTTTGACGCAATCAGGGCAGTACAGCACATCGCCGTGAGCGCGGTATCCTGCGTAGAACATACCTTCAGGAATTCCAACCCCAGCGAGTGTCCGTTCATGTGCGCCACAATTGCTGCATTGATAACTAATTTTCATTGCCTTCCCTCCAAGTGCCTCTATCACCTGTTCCGGTGTCATACGCCCACCTCCAGATTTCCGCCTAAACCGAGAAACCCAACGCTTTATCATAATATCTCCTCGTAATCTTCTAGTGCACTAATTAGACCATCGAAATCCTCATTGGGACCTAAGGAATCGGCTATCGCATACACCACATAGAGGGGTATACCCATATCCTCAGACAACATAAACAGGTAGGCTTGTCGGTCTTCGCAATCACATTTGCGTTGATAAATATTCTCCATAACTAATTCCTTTCAAGCAAAATTGGGGCCGGTGTTACCCGGCTCTATTAGATGCTGTTAGTCCGCGAGGCCCTCACGCCTCATGACCTCCTTGCCAAGTTCGGTCAGTTCAAAGCATTTCATCTTATAGGTCCAGGTGCTGCCCATTTCGCTCCACTCCTCCAGCCCGGTAACCAGCATACCCTTTTCACGAAGGGTGGACACCATGGCTCCGGTGGTCATCCTACCGATGCCGAGCGGCTCAAGCGTGTCCGCGAGGATGGGGATGAAGAGGGTGCTGTCCACACCGCGCTCATAGAAGCTGTCCTGCCTCATGAGGTCCAAAAACTTGCGCTGCAGGTCCGTGATGAAGAACGGGTCCTTTTCCGGCTTGGCTTTCGGCTCCTTAGGGGCCTTGGGGGCCTTGGGGGCCTTAACCTTGACGGGCTTGGGCTGGGCTTTGGTATTGGCCGCTTTGTATTCGGCCCATTCCTCATCGGTAAACCTGCCGCCCACGGCGGCTTCGACCTTGGCGCGTTCGGCCTCATCCTGAATGCGCTTTTCCTGCTCCGGGTAGTACCGCTCCATCAGGTTACGGGTCAGGCTCTTGCCTTGGTCCACGGCCAACTTGGTGATTTCCTCAACGCTCATGGCCTGGGCCTCAATATCCAGCATGTCCACCAGCCCGGCTCTCTTGGGGTCCTTGTTGATGAGGGTGGCAATGCGCTTGGCAGCGCCGAGGGTGGCGTACCCGGCATCGTCCGGGAGGTCTTTCATGGTCAGGCTCCACAGGTTGCCTTTGTACAGGATGTTGCCATTGTCCTTGGTGTTGGTGTTGCGGATGATGATTTGGTACTGTTTCATGGTGTGTGCCTCCTTTATTGGCCACCTATTGTATGCCCGGTGGCCGGGGCTTAATTGCAGGAGCACCGCTCCTTTATACAACCATTATAACACAGCCTTGGTTTCCTGTCAATATATCACCTGACAGATTTCTGTATTTCTTCTGTTCTTCTTCTCTTTCTGCCGGGATTAGCCGCCCGGCTCGGCTTGTGTTCTGTTCCGCTTATTCTTCCGACTCTTCTTCGTCATCTTCGCCGCTGTTTTTGCGCTCCAAATCCTCCCAGTCATCAAAGCCCAACCATTCAGCGATTGTGTCATTCTCAAACCATAGAAAATCATTTAGGCTTGTTTCATCCATTCCATCCGGATAGAGTTCTTCCAGATTGGCTTCCAGCGCGTCCTTCTGTTCGTCTGTCAATGTGTTCAGCGTGTCCACCGCTCCGCTCCAGCCCTCAAAGTTCCGCAAACTAATTTCTTCCGTGATTTTCATTCTGTGTGCCTCCTGTGTTGTATTGGTGGTTTCCCACTACCCGGCCTCCTGTCCGGGTTTCGGCTGGTTACCATCCAGCGCTCATCAGGTGGGGTCAGGGCAGCAGGTACAAGGTGGAAATGCCTTGCTCCTTGGCCCATTTAATTGCGTTGCGCTTGGCCTCCGCGTACGGCCCGTAGAAGTTGACCTTGAGGTCTTCGGCCCGATTGCCGAACCACCAACTACCAATACCGCTGGCTCGTGATTTCCCGGTGGACCAGACCCATTTGTCCATACTGAAATTAACCATTGTGTGCCTCCTGATGTTTATTAGCCACTCTGCATTAACCGGGCTTGTGACCGGACCTTGCTGCATTAACTGTGCCGCCTCTACCACCTTCGTTTCCTCTGCCCACCGGACCTGCGGTGACCATGTTTCCTGTGTTCGCTGTACCGGGCGAATCCCTGCGGCTGTTCTGTTGTCAAGGTGCGCCGGGAACCATTCCCTATATACCTATTATAACACAGGTGGATACATCCTGTCAATATATCCTTTACCACCTCTTCTGTATTTATTATAACACAGGTGGATACATCCTGTCAATATATCCTTTACCACCTCTTCTGTATTTATTATAACACAGGTGGATACATCCTGTCAATATATCCTTTACCACCTCTTCTGTATTTCTTCTGTATTTCGTATACAGCATGGGCTGATGATATATTGACAAAGTATATTGGTTTGTGTTATAATGAAAATGAAAGGGGTGATCCTGTTGACACGCTCCGGAGGTCTTGCCGGGTGATATATAAGACGGGTACCAGCCTGTACATGTTGTATTGGTTGCACTTTCCAGTTGTATGGTTGGTTGCATGTCAGTTGTATTGACAGTTGCATAGGCAACCTGCCGTACGGACCGGGCGTTGCGGCATGTGGTTGTATTGACAGTACAACCTATGCAACAGGGTCAGTTGCATTGACAGTACAACCAGAATGCAACCGAATGCAACTGTCAATACAACCGGGGTACAACTGTCAATACAACTAGAATGCAACGAGTTGTAATTGGTAATAAGAGGACAGGCCACGAGGCCCGGTGGGACCGAACAATTGATATATCAACTGGAAATACAACTCCGATGCAACTGGTTGTGGTTGTCAATAGGCCCCGGCGTTAGGTGGAAATACAACTCCGAGGGTTTTCTTCCCCCTAAAAGGGGGGAAGAAACCCGGAGCGTATAGCCACGCCATGCAACGCAACAATGCAACGGGTAGTAAATAGGATTGACACCGGGCACCCGGTGTGTTATAATGGTATCAGGATGATGGTGGGCCGTGATGTGTGCCCCTGCCCACCGGGTATGAGTTGGATTGGTGGGGGTCCAACCGCTAGATGTTCCGGGCTGCTGCCCGTTTGATATATAGACTATGCCGGAGGTACAACCGATGTCCGAAATCATGGAGGCCCGAAACCTGTGTTATAATGGTAGGGTAGAAGATGCCTCAAGATAAACACTACTACAAAGCCAAGCACAAAGCATGGAGGGCCAAGGTATTAAGGAATGCCAAGTATTTATGTCAGGAGTGTTCGCGCTACGGGCTGCGTGTGCCGGGTACGATAGCACACCACCTGCTGCCGATTGAGGAGTACCCGGAACGAAAGTACGATGTGTCCAACGGTGTGGCGCTCTGTCAGAAATGTCACAACCGCGCTCACCCTGAAAAACTACGCGGCAGAATGGAAAACAGGTAACTCCCCCTATATTTGAATATTTGATATTTGGGGGTAAGCAGC